GTGCACGTACTGACGTTGGCTACCATGTAGTGCGTGACCCCGAGAACCGCGATCTACGCGCGCCAGTCCAGGGACAACACCGGCAAGGGCCTCGCCGTCGAACGGCAAGTAGAGCTCGCGCGGAAGCTCGCCGAGTCCCGCGATCTCGGGCCGTGCCTGGACCCGATCATCGACAACGACGTCTCGGCCAGCACGGGCAAAACACGCGAGGGATACGAGCGGTTGCTCTCCCTCGTCGAAGCCGGCCAGCTGGACGCGATCGTCGCCTACCACCCGGACCGGCTGCTGCGCTCGCTCGTCGAGATGGAGCACCTGATCGCGCTGTGCGAAAAGCACGGCGTGCGGATCATGACCGTCGCCGGCGACATCGACCTCTCGACGGACATGGGCCGGCTCGTAGGCCGGATCCTCGCGTCGGTCGCGCGCGGTGAGGTCGAGCGCAAGGGGCGCCGTCAGAAGGACGCAGCCGTCCAGGCCGCGCAGCAGGGTGCGCCGCCGTCGCGCGGCGCGTTCGGGCACGCGCGCTGGCACCGGCGTGACGGCGAGCGGTACCAACCACCGGCGGAGCAGGTCGCCGCCGAGGCGGACGCGGTCCGCGGTTGCTACGAAGGGCTGTTCGCGGGGAAGTCTCCTGGGCGGATGGCGGACGAGCTTAACGAGGCGGGGCACCGTACCACCCGCGGCAACCTGTGGACCCGCTCCGAGGTGCGGGCGATGCTGCTGAACCCTCGCAACGCCGGTGTGCGGTACCTGCATGGGGAACGCGTCGGGTTGGGGAACTGGCCGGCGATCGTGTCCGAGGAGACATGGCTGGCGGCGAAGTCGTTGCTCGACGATCCCGCGCGACGCACCTCGCCGGGGTCGGCGCGCAAGTGGCTCGGCGGTGGCCTGTACCTGTGCGGGCTGTGCAACGAGTCGGACATGGCGTCGAGCCGCCGGTGGAAGGGCGAGCGCGGTTACCGGTGCCGGACGGGGATGCACAACAACCGGTCGGCTGAGAAGATCGACCACTACGTGCTCCATACCGTCGCCGCCCGGCTCGGGAAGATCGACGTGGTGCGGCTGCTTGGCCAGAAACACCCCGGCGTCGACGTTCCCGCCCTCCGCACGGAGGCAGCAGGTGTAAGGGCTCGGCTCGTACAGCTCGGCGTTGACTATGCCGAGGGTGATCTGACTGCGGCTCAGGTTCGTGTGGCGACGCAGCGGCTGGAGGCGCGGCTCGCAGAAATCGACACCCAGCTCGCAGCGGTCGGTCGCGGCGACCAGCTGGCGGAGATCGTATCTGCGGAGGACCCGGGGCAGGCATTTCTCGACGCTGATCTTTCGGTGCAGCGGGGAACGCTCGAGCGTATGTGCACGGTAACGGTGTTGCCGAATACGCGGGGCCGATGGGCGCCGATCTCCGAGACAATGCGAATCGATTTCACGAATCTGCCATAGCGTTTCGAGGCCTAGGGGAAAAGCGCTGATGACGCCCCCCCCCCGCAGTTTTACGGCGAAGGTCCGGCCGGGGGAAGCGGCCTACCCTGGCGCACTGGAGTCAGCGCTCCGACAGCATCTGTTCGATGTCGTTGATGCTGCGGTCCATCTCCGCATGGCGGCAACGGCGTCGTCCGGCGGAAGCATTAGATCCCGCCGCCGCTGAGGCGATCGCTAGCCCCGCACAGATCAACGTCAGTCCTGCCGCCGCGTAGAACAACGCTACGGCTTGTACATCAGCTGCCGGGATGTACGGGTTTCCCGTTCGCTGCGTCATCATTTTGATGTGCTCCTTCCCTTGATCGACTGACCTACGTTCGGCCATTCGCATGGGTATTTTCGCCCAGGAAGTGCAAAGCGTTAAAAAGATCGCGGAAAGTTGCTCTTTCAGAGTGACGGAATGCGTTGCAGATGCGTCACGAGCTTGACTCAGGTCCGCTCGGAGTCTAATGAACCCTGCTCTGTCTTCAGCCGGGTGGCTTCCTTGAGCCACAGCAGCGCGGCATGGTCACCAGAGGTGCGACGGAGCATCCGCCCAAAGTCGATGATGTCCTCGAAGGTCATGGCGAGGATCTTGGCGCGCTCCTCAGCTGACCACTCGTGCGGCGGGTCGGGGAGGATCTCACTGGCTCGCTCGTCGGGGAGGGCTGTCGGTTCGCCACCTGATGCAATGCTGTCGATACTGCCGCGCTTCCACTGGAGAGCGCGCTCGAGGCCCTTCTTGGTCGTGGCGCGCATCCGTCGCGCGGCCTCTGGGTCGCCGGCGATCCGGTAGAGGTTCCCGACGGATATCCCAGCGTGCTCGGCTACTTCGTCCCAGGTCATGCCGAGTTCGCCGCGGCGGTCGTCCATCCACCAGCCTGCGGTTCCACGGTCATAGCCACGTTTGCTCACATCGCCATGATGACGTGAGTAAACGTGAGTTGTCTAGCTGTGATGAGACGTCGTTCTTGCAGCTCTCGGCGTTACAGGACTCTTATCTACTAGCAAGTAGTCGCTTAGCGCTCGCTTTTCGCGTGGACAAGTGAGGTTATGCGAGTTAATGTGAGTCCCGTGAGATCCTCAACTCTCCTCGTAGACGGCGCCAAGCTGAAGGTCGCCCGCGAGATGGCCGGGCTTACCCAGGAGCGACTTGCCCAGAAGCTCCACGTGGACCGATCTGCGGTCGCCCACTGGGAAGCCGGCCGTTTCCAGCCGGACGCACCGAACTTCAAAGCCCTGTGCCGTGTCCTCAAGGCCAAGCCGGAACAGCTGCTGGTGGTTCCCGATGACCGGGCGGCGTGAATGCGGAACCTCGCCGGCCCTGGCAAGCCCGGCCCGAAGCCGCCCCGTCGCTACGACTGCGGCAGGTGCGGCGGCCGGGGCACCGTACCCATCAACCCGCGCGACCCGCGGCAGGGCGAGCAGACCTGCATCCAGTGCGGCGGCCGCGGCGAGCTCGCCACGTAGAGGCCCGACCCTCGCCGAGTTGGCTGCCCTGATGGACCCGCGCGACGTCGAGGCATCCCACCGAATCGCGGATGCCGCACCGCCGCTGACGCCAACCCAGGAAGCCGCGCTCCTCGCGCTCCTCTTCCCCGTAGGCCGCGCCGCCTGAACTCCACCACCACTTCTCCCGGAGGTACCCCATGCTCGCTCGACTGATCAACCGCCTGCTCGGCCGTGACGACCGCGAAGCCGGTCCGCGTGACGACCGTGAGGCCGGACCGCAGATCCGCCTCGTCATCAACGCCACCGACATAGACCCGGAGACGGTGGCCGCGCAGGTGCGCTGGGCCCTCCGCGGGAACCGGCCGGCCGCGCCGGTTCGCTACGCCGCCTGCGCGTACGAGGACGCCGGTCTCGGCTTCTTCTCCAGACCAGTCTGTCCACATCGAACACCGCAGGGGAGTCCCAGTGTCTGAGCTCGACATCTTCACCGCTGCAGGCGAAGGCCTGGACCTGTCGCACTTCGGGCTGATGGAGGACGGCACGCCGTACGTCATCGCCAGCAAGTTCGCGAAGGCTCTTGGCTACGCGAAGACGCAGAACGCCACCGACCAGCTGGAGCTGTCGGAGAGGGGTTACGCCGACGTCGTGACCCCTGGCGGTGTGCAGCGCGTGGGCGTGATCCTCGAAGACGGGATCTGGGAGCTGATCTTCCGCTCGACGCTGCCGTCCGCGAAGACGCTCAAGGCACAGGTGAAGGCGATCCTCCGTCAGCTACGCGAGACCGGGGCCGTGGATACCGGGCAACGTCCGATGAGCGAGCTGGAGATGGCCCAGAAGTACGTGGCCGCGCTGGAGCGCCTGGAGATCGCCGGCCCGAAGGCCGAGGCGTTCGACGAGCTGATGTCCGCTGAGGGCGACTACCCGATGGCGGTCGCGGCGCAGATCCTCGGCCTCGGTCAGAACACCCTGTTCGCGCGTCTGCGTGATGAGCACGTCCTGATCGCCGGCGGGAAGCGGCACAACACCCCGCTCCAGCAGTACGTGAAGCACTTCCGCGTCGCGACGAGTACCTACGACGACGGCGAGAAGGCGCACGTGAAGTACACGACGTTCGTGCGTCCGTCCGGCCTGGACTGGATCCGGAAGCTGCTGAAGCTTCCCGCGCCGATCGCCTGACCAATCAACAAAGGGGCCCGCCCCGCGCGGGAACGCGGAACGGGCCATGACCACTGAGGAAAGGACCCTCAATGATCGACACCAAGGGTATCGCTACCCGATTGCAGCGTTGGGCGGCGACCCAGGACGCACCGGTACGCGCCGCAGTGAACGTGCTCGCCGAACAGGGGCACTGGCTGGGGAACAGCCTGTTCGTCGAGGCGTGTGTGCACGAGGACGAGTTCGACAACGCCACCTACATCTCGTGGTGGCAGCTGGAGAACGCGATCGACGACGGCAAGGTGTACGGCTCGTCGGGCGAGATGGCGGTGTTGCGGTTCGCGCTGTTCCTCGCCGGTGACGAGCTGGGCATGTCGTCGCTGGGCTCCACGAACCGGAAGCTCGTCGCCACCGAGTTCGCGCGCGCCCTCGGAGTGCAGCTGTGACCGCCGTGGTGGAGCGCGAGCATGTGGTGCTCGGTGGTGACCCGGTGCTGCTGCCGTTGGTGGAGACCGTGGCGGGGCGCGCCGAGTGGGCGGCCGCGTCGTTGGCGGCGCAGCAGCCGGAGCAGTGCCGTTGGTGCCAGCACGAAGGGCACACCGTGCGTTGGCACGTGTACCCGCACCCGGGGGAGAACCCGGCGGAGGGCGTGCTCGACGAGTTGGTGTCGGCCTGCTTCTGCTGCATCTGGGGGCCGCGCGGACTGCTGGACCGCGCCGAGCGTGAATCCGTCGATGACCGGCCGATCGAGGTTGAGCACTGCGACCGCGACGGCCGATGGGCGCACTTCGAGAGGTGGATCTGATGGGCATCATCCGGAAGTTGCGGGACACGTCGAAGTGGGTCGACCGAGTTGTCGAGGAAGAGGTGGGGCCGAAGCCCGCGCCGAAGCCGAAGCCGGCGAAGGACGGGCGGAAGTCGAAGCTGCAGCGCCTGGGTGAGCGGATCGGTTTCCTCGGTCTGTTCGTCGTGACAGCGCTTTCCGCACTCGCGGGGTGCGCCGACGGTGTGCTGCCCTCCGGGCCGCCGGAACCGGCCCGCGCACCGCAGACGCCGGCCGACAAGCTCGACGCGATGTTCACCGCTTGGCTCAAGGACATCGACAGCGTGCCCTTCCCCCGCTGGGAGGTGGCGTGATGGCGGCGCGCCCCGGACATCCCAGTACGCACGGACACCACGTCAACCCGCAGACGTGCGGCGGCGGCTACCACCGGAACTGCAGCGGCTTCTCTGGCTGCTACGACACGTACCTCTGCGGGTGCTGCTGCCACGACCTGGACTTCAAGGCGGACACCGTCACTGACGAGGACCGTGCGTGGATCGAGCGCGTGACTGCGCGGGAGGTTCCGTGATGGCCCTCTCGGACAAGCAGAAGGACGTGCTCCTCGTCGTCCTCGGCGCGCTCGCCGTGATCGTTTCCATCCTCGCGATCGCGTTCGGTGCCCTCTACGCCGTGTCCAACACGGCCCCCAACCCGGATCCCACCATGACCGTCTGCCGCCCGCAGTACGGCAACTGCACGGAGGCAACCAGGTGAGCGAGCCCCTGAACCACGAGGACTGCCGTCAGGTCCTCATCGACGAGATGGCCAAACGACACACCGAGGTGACGGTCACGACCGCGCCGCCGGTCATCGTGAACCCGTACACGACGGATCCCTTCGTGTGCCCGCATGGCACCGCGTTCTGGATGGAGCCGACGAGCGAGCAGATCGCCGAGTGGGCGCGGGAGGGCGTGCGATGACCACCGACGAAGAGGCCGTGTGGCCGACGGCGGCGGATGTTCCGCCTTCGCCGTTCCCGGTGCGGGCGCAGTGGCCGCGCGGCGCGTTCCCGGCCCGACCCGGCCGGCATCGCCGCCAGGACCCGGGCGATGCCCCGACCGTGCCGTTCCTGTTCACCCACCCGCCGATGTTGGCGGGCACCGACAACCCTGGAGGAACCCTGTGAGCGAGAAGTTCACCGTGACGCTGCAGTACACCCGGCACCTGCAGTTCGATGTCGAGGCCGACAGTGCGAGGCAGGCCTACACGGAGGTTCGTGAAGGGTTCGAGCAGGGCGACCTCCGCCCGAACGATGGCTGGGCAGACGACCTTGAGCTCGAAGGAATGAAGCTCGGTGATCGCGAGGTCGAGTTCCAATTCGACTACGACTGGAAAGCCCCGAAGGACGAACGTGGCTTGACGCCGCTGAAGGCCATCGCCAGCGACGCGAAGAACTTCAGGCGCATCGACTCCGACCTCGACACCGGCGCGCTGCTCGACCGCCTCTTCCCGGTCGACGAGGACAACACGGCGGTGACCGCGTGACGCTGAACACGAGCATCGCGATCGGCAAGCCCTACCCGGTTCGGCAGGTCTTCGACTTCTGCCGTGAGCTCCTGAACACGCCTGAAGGGACTCCGTTCTCGGAGGAGCACTCCTCGTGGCGCAAGGGCGTCAAGCAGATCTTCAACCCGTGCGGCATCGGACTGCCTGCGTGGCTGTGGATCTACTACGGCGCGGACGGCCCGATGGTCGAAACCCCGGACGACCCCAGCGACGAGGACGAAGTCGAGTACATCGCGCGGACGCCCACCAAGAACGGCTGGGCGGCGATGGAGGTCACGTTCGACACCGCCTACGGCTATCGGGGTCCGGACGGTGAGTCGTGCTCGCAGCTGCACGCGCGTCTGGTCGCGCAGTTGGGGAAGTGGCTCGACGCCAAGGGCCTCCCGTGGAAGTGGCAGAACGAGTACACCGGCGAGTGGTTCGACGGGTACGACGGTCTCGCCGAGCTCGTGGGTGCGCACGAGTCGACCGGCGCGGACGAATGGTTCCGTGGCACCGTGCTGCCGCTGATCGCTGGTGGTGCGCTGTGAGCGAGCTCGACGAAGCCGGCCTGCGCGTCGCGGCGCTCAAGGTGGTCTCGGACTACACGAAGACCTGCTACGACATCGCGCGCGCCGAGATGGATGGCCACCTCACGAAGGGCGACCGGCGGATCGTGCGCGCCGACGGCGTGAAGCTGGCGGCGGTGTCGAAGTCCGACCCCGACGCGAAGGCGAAGGTGGTCGACAAGGCCGCGTTCGAGCGGTGGGCGGCCGAGACCTACCCGGAGAAGATGACTCGCGGCTACGAGATCGCAGGCTCGGCGAAGGAAATCGTGGACGTGCTGTTCGAGCACGCGCCCGAGCTGCTGCGCCCGGTCCAGTCGGCGGACGCCGTGCTGAAGCTGACGCTCACCAACTCCGCGCGGCTCGGCGTGCCGACCGGGCCGGGCGGCGAGGCCGATGTGCCCGGCATCGAGGTCGAGCACCCGGACGGCGTGGTGTCGTGCCGGCCGGACGACGACGCGCTCGGCCACGTGATCCAGCTGTTCCGTGACGGCAGTCTGTCGCTGGAGTCGCTGGCCCCCAGAGAAATCGCCGGGGGTGAGGCGTGAACTCGGAGACGTTGGCGAAGCTGCGCGCCCCGTTCCAGGGTGACGCGATCGGGAAGCTCCCGAAGGTCAACTGTGGTGACTGCTCCGCCAAGGACCGGCAGTGCAACAAGCACCAGAGGAAGACGTGCCGGGTCTGCAAGGCCTACATCTCGACCCAGCACATCCACCTGGACTACGTGGGCCACGCGCACGTCACCGAACGTCTGCTCGACGTCGACCCGGACTGGTCGTGGGAGCCGCTGTCCTACAGCAGCAACGGTCTGCCGTTCCTCGACGACGGGTACGGCCTGTGGATCAAGCTGACCATCGGCGGCAAAACGATGATCGGGTTCGGTGACGCCCCCGGCAAGCGCGGCGGGAACGCGGTCAAGGAAGCCATCGGCGACGCGATCCGCAACGCCGCCATGCGCTTCGGCGTGGCGCTGGATCTGTGGAAGAAGGAAGCCCCCGAGGCGGCGCCCGAGCAGCGCGAGGAGAAGCCGGCCGCGCCGCTCACCCCCGAGCAGCGCGCAACCGAGCTCCGAAAGGCGATCGCCACCGTCGGCAAGCGCGCCAGCAAGTCGGTCGACCAGGTCGCCGCCGACTTCTACGAGTGGTCCCACGGCAAAGAGATCGGGCAGGCCTCGCCCGCGGTGCTCGCCGAGTACCTCGAGCACATCCAGAGGCCGGCGTGAACGAGAAGGACTGCCGCGACATCGTGGCCCAGCGCTCGGACGGTGTCTGCGAGATCTGCGGTACCGCGCGCGCCGCCACGATGCACCACCGGCTCACGCGCCGCTTCGGGAAGTGGACCCCGTCGAACATCGTCCACCTGTGCGGCGACGGCACCACCGGATGCCACGGCCGCGTCACCAACACCCGCACCGAGTACTACGACCACGGCTGGCTGATCCGCACATGGGACCTGCGTGCCCCCGACGAGATCCCGTTCCTGCACTGGCAATGGGGATCCGTCGTGCTCGACGACGCCGGCGACTACCACCTGAAAGGCGAGGCGGCATGAACACGAACCTCGACATGCTGCAGCACGTCGTCGAGCACGCGAAGCGCTGGCGGATCGGTGACCAGCTCAAGCAGTTCGACGTGTCCGCGACCATGGCGAACCTGACCCTGCCGGACCACGACGTCGGCCTGTTCGTCGAGTGGGCGCGCCGCCTGGACGGTGTGCTGATCACCGCGTCGGCGAGCTACGCCCGCACGTTCGGGATCCTCCACGCCGCCGGCCACATGATGTCTGGGCACCTGCTGCACGTGTACGTGACGAGCGACAGCGAACGCATGCGGCGCGCCGGCCTCCACGGCTCGGTGTTGGTGGCCGAGGTGGAGCAGTACGTGCGGCACAACGTCGTCGGGCTCCCCGCCGGGGCGTCGTGACCGCCACCGTGTGCGGCTCCTGCAGCCGGCCGCTGAAGGGCACACAGAGCCGCGGCCGCGGGTACGGGCCGGTCTGCTACCGCCGCAAGTTCGGCGAGCCGCCGCCGCGCCTGCCCCGAGTCGTCGTGCGCGTGCACGGACTCGGCTGGCTTCACGACGACCCGCACCCGGTCGACCCCAACCAGATCCCTCTACCCCTGGAGACCCTCGTGGACGCCGAAACCCGAAAGGCCGCGATCGACCAGGTCGCCCGGCACGCTCTCACCCGCCAGCTCGATCTCGCTGTCGAGTTCGGGCGGATCGACTGGGGCGACTACGACGAGCTCGTCGAACGGGACTTTGACGCCGTCCTCGCGCGCGTGCAGCAGATCTCCGACTCGATGCGCCCCACGATCGCGGCGTATCAGGCCGCCTACGAGCACCTCACCCCCACCGTCCAGGAAGGACAGCCCCGATGACGAAGAAGACCACCGTTCCTGCGACGTGCACCGTCGACGTGGCCCAGTGCCACGGGCTGCTCACCGACGTCTTGCGCTGCGCGGACACCGATCCGTGCCTCCCCATGATCAACGGTGTCTTGCTTCACGGCGACGAGCACGAGGGCCACCCGGTGCTCGTGGCCACCGCCACCGATCGATTCAAGCTGGCGCACGCCCACATTGACGCCACCGGCACGCCACTCGGCGAGGTGTTCGTCAGGGTGGCCGAGGTGAAGCGGCTGCTGGCCGTGCTGAAGGCGCTGCCGAAGGACTCGACGCTGCTGGAGATCAGCAGTAACGACGTCGGTGACGTGGTTTTCTCCGCTCGCGGCGCGTCGGCGACCTTGGAGCACTACGACCTCGGCAACGGCGGCTTCATCGAGTACTCGAAGTTGTTCGCGTCGCTGGAGAAGGCGCAGTCGCAGGAGCGGATCGCCGTCAGCGGGCCGAACCTCGAGGCGATCGTGGCTGTGGCGAAGCGTCGCCGGGAGGCCATCCGATTCGAGGCGCACGGCAAGGCGAAGCCGGCTGGTGTGTTCGTCGGCGACCGCTACCGCGCGCTGATCATGCCGATGCGCCTCGGCGACGACGTGGTGACCGATTCGCCGCTGTTCGTCCCGCCGGGCCAGCGCGAGAAGCAGAAGGCCGCCTGATCCTGCTGGGGCCGGTCCGAGGGGCACCGGCCCCAGCATCCCAACGATTCTCGAGGAGGTGAGCATGGATTCGCTCACTGGAATCCCCACCCTGGACGCGCTGATCCCGGTGGCGCAGCAGCTGATCGGCGCGGTCCGCACGAACGACGCCGACGCGATGGACGAGGCGTTCGCCGAGGCGATCATCGCGACCGGCGGCACGGTTGACCCGTGCCAGGCGCTCGCAGTGTTGCTCGCCGCCATGGTCCCTGACGACCAGCGTCCGTCCGAGCTCCTGGAGTGGATGAGCGTCGATGCCGGCTACCGGCTGCTGCTGGGCAAGGGGATCCTGCCGGACATCGCCCGCGAGGTCGTGGGCTACAAGAACAGGACCGCCGCCTGATGGCCCGCATCCGTACGTACAAGCCGGACTTCTTCACGTCCGAGGACGTCGCCGCGTTGCCGTTCCGCGCACGCCTGACGTGGCTGGGTCTGTGGACGCAGTGCGACGACCACGGCCGGTTCAAGGACAACGCGAAGCTGATCAAGGCGAGCGTGTGGCCGCTCGACCCGGTTTCACTGCGGGAGGTCGAGGAAGACCTCGCGGTGCTCGCGCGAGAAGGCCGCATTGTGCGGTACATCGCCGAGGGCAAGCCGCTCCTGGTGGTGACGAACTGGCATTTCCACCAGAACATCAACCGGCCCGGCCGCCCGAACTTCCCGGCGCCGCCCGTGCCGATGCCGACGCCGGCGCCCGGCGAACCCCGGTTTTGCCCGGTGTGCTGGGACGACTTGATGACACACGGAGGGCTCACTGAGGGCTCCCATGTGGACAACTCGACCGAAGGTAAAACCGCAGCTCAGGACGACAGTGATGACTCAGTGAGTGTTCACAGAGGACTCACTCTAGGAAAGGAAGGGAAAGGAAAGGAAGGGAAGGGAGACGCGAGCTCACGCACGCGCCCCTCCCCTCGATGCCCCGACCACGAAAACACCCCGAAGCCGCCGCCGTGCCGCCGCTGCGGAGAGGCCCGCCGCGCCGCCGAGGCGTGGGAGACCGAGCACGCTGTCGACGCGCGCGCCGCGGTCCGCCGCTGCCAGATGTGCGACGGCGAAGGGTTCCGCTGGGACCCGGTGGGCCGGCATCGCGGCCCGACCCGCGATCGCTGCGACCACCGGCCGATGGTGGTGGCGTCGTGAGCCCCGACCGCTACGGCGAGCCTGACGACGAGGCACCCGAGCACGACGAGCGGTGCCGCAACGGATGGCTCGACCGCGACGCCGATCCCGCCGTCCCATGCCTGATCTGTAAGCCGCATCTCGCGCCGGCGTTGTTGCGCCGTTCCACGCTCGACGCCGACCAGCTCCGCCAGGAGCCCCGAAACCCCGAAGGGACAACCGATGCCTGAGAAGACCAACGTGCCGCCGTGGATGGCGAACCCCAGCGCTGCTGACTCCGACACCGACCCGCTGCAGGAAGCCCGCTCGTGGGCGCGGCACGGCTACGAGATCGGGCAGCGCAGCTGTACCTGGTCCGACCACGGTGTCGCGCCGGAGTGGCTGACCGGCTGGCACAGCTTCGAGACGCTGTCCTCTGCAGCTGACGAAAACGGTGACGAAACCACCTCGACCGTCCCGATGCCCGCGGAGGACGGGAACGCCAGCGAGCGGCCAAACCAGCTGGGCGAAACGGCGCCTTTGGCGAGTCACGACTACTGGGTCGAACGTGCCGAGGTTGCCGAGCAGCGTGCCGCATCGTGGTGGGAGGCAGCGAAGAAGCTGAGCCGGGCGGAGCGCCGAGCCCGGTGGGATTGGATCGTGCTCACGGGCAAGGCGGCCAAGTGGAAGGCCCGCGCCGACGTTGCCGAGGGCAACGCCAAGTTCTGGGAGACGCGCGCGACAAACGCTGCCGCCCGCGCCGATTCTGCGGAGGCGAACCTCGCCGAGACGAACCGCCTGCTGACCGCCTACCAGCATGACGTGGTCGCGTGGAAGCGCGAGCGTGACGAGGCCCTGGCGAAGCTGGCCGATATCCGCGACTGGGCCACTGCCAAGGAAGCCAGCACCCGCGAGTGGGACAAGAACCACAACACCGAGTGCGAGTGCGAGGTCGCCCAGACCACCTACGAGGTCCTCGCCGAACTGCGCAAGATCGTCAACCCGGAGGCCGTCCAGTGAGCATCGAGAACCCCCGCCAGGAAGCCGACACCCCGCGCGCGCGAGACTTCCGCTGGCTTCACAACCACGGGCTGTTCCGCGTCGACCCGGACGGAACGATCTACCAGCTCGTGGACCACAACGTCGAGCCGTTCGAGACCGCGATCGAGTGGACGAGCCTGCCCGCCGACGCCGTGAAGCTCGGAGACGTCGGGCCCCTGCGCCGGCAGCTCGAAGCACAACGCAAGCTCCACGACAGGGAGATGCAACAGGGTGTCGAGGCGATCCGCGAGCGTGACGCCCTGCGCGCGGACTACTGGAATCTCTGCAACACGGCCGACCAGGCCATTACGGCCGCCGCCCGGGAGCGTGACGCCCTGCGCGCGGACATCCGTGCCGTGCTGGACAAGGACTGGCAGGAGATTCGACCGTACGCCCAGTTCCTCGAAGGAAAGCTCGGTCGCATCCGCGCCATCGTGAACGGAGAGCAGGCATGATCCCCATCGGAGACCCCCGTCAAGACGCGGGTTACTGCTCCGGACGTCGGGACCTGGCCGGCGAGGTCCTCGCCGTGCTGGACGAGTACCGGGCGCCGGGGCCGCATGACCCGGTGGCCGCCCTTGCCGACATCCGCGCAATCGTGGAGCGCGAGACACCCCGCGAGGAGCCGGCGCCAGTGGGGTACGCCGAGCACGAGCGCGTGGTGATGGAGGAGATCGACCGTCGGGACGAAGCCGAGGAGTGGGCCGACAAGCTAGCCGCTGCCCTCGCGCCATCCGATGTGCTCGGCGAGCACTCCAGCACGAACAACCCGTGGAGCAACGCTCTGGACTACGCCGCGGGGCGAGCAGTGCCACACGGGGAGCCTGAGAGCTACCGGGACCGCATTGCGCGCGAGTTCGGGGAGTCGGATGCCTTCGACGACGACCACGAGGCGTTGAACGAGCGGAACCCGGTCGACGAGGAGGGTTCGCCGTCGGCCATTGCTGCCGAGGAGCTGGCCGCGCTCACGCCACCCAGGGCGGGCGCGCCGCGCTGCCGGTGCTGCGCTGACGGATCGTTCACGCCGAACCCGTTCGTTCCCGAGGTTTGCGGTGACGGCCGCCTCCCGGAGAGCAGCCCCCGTCGCGGCTGTGGCCACGGGCAGGTCGCTCACGGCCACGTAGTGGAGCACCAGCAGGACCCCTGCAAGTCCTGCGTCGCTGGCGGCATCTGCAAGCGCCCGACCGCTAGTGACTGCATCGCGGTGACCCACGAGTCCGTGGTGGAGCACCAGCCGGCACAGGACGGCGAAGACGACGCGCTCGCGGCGATCGGCACGCGCGTCATGGACGACTGGGCGCGCGAGATCGAGAAGCTCACTGCCGAACGAGACGAGGCCCGTGCGCAGCGGGACGAGGCCATGGCGAACGGGGCATGGCACCGCGACAACCATGGCGCCTGCGACGAGGCCGTCAAGGGACTCGCCGCCGAGCGGGATCAGCTGCGCCAGTACGCCGAGACGGCGCGCCACCACCAGCAGAAGCACGCCGAGACGCACCGGGAACTGGTGAACGTCCGTGCCCGCATCGACACCGCGCTCGCCATGATCAACGACGGACCGTGGCCGTTGCGTGCGGACCATCTTGGACGCATCGTCGCCGTACTCCGGGCCGCCCCTGTGGCCAAGGAGGGGGAGTAGATGGCAAGGCGACTGGGCCACCCCAGCACTCACGGCCACCACGTCAACCCGCACACGTGCGGCGCCAGCCACCACAACGTCTGCGATGGCTTCTCCGGCGGCTACGACACGTACGTGTGCGGCTGCTGCTGCCACGACCTCCACACCGACCCGAAGACCGTCACCGACGCGGACCGCGCATGGATCGAACGCGTCCGGGCTGTGGCCAAGGAGACGGGCGAGGAGGCCGACCAGTGAGCGACGACGACGTGTTCGACGACGGCTGGTACGACGACGAGCTACTCGGACCTCCGAAGGAAGAGCCCGACTGCATGGAGTGCCAGGACTACGGCTGCCGCTGGTGCCGCCCGACCCCCTGGCAGCGCTGGTGGTGGCTCCACGTCGGTCACCGCCTCGCCGCCGCGCGGATGCGTCTTCGCCGCCGCGCCAACCACCCGCTCGACGAACCGCCGTTCTGAGGAGGCACACCATGATCCATCCCACCTGTTCCTCCACCGAGGACGGCCCGTGCCCGTACACCCCGCTCGCCGGCGTCGACACCTGTCTGCGCCACACCCGGCAGGGAGACCGCGTCCAGTTCGGCGGCCTGATCCGCGACGGTCAACGCCCCGACACCCCCGCTGCTGGGGTGTGGGCCTCGGACTACCTCGCCACCCGGGAGGCGTCGTGACCACGCCGGCGGTTGCCCTCGGCCGCCACCTTCGCGGCCTGCGCGAGCAGCTCGGCCTCACACAGGTGGCCGTTGCGAAGCTCATGCAGTGCAGCTCCGGCCACGTCAACATGATCGAACAGGGCCAGCGCGACATGCGGATCTCCACCGTCATCCGCTACTGCGACGCCATCGGAGCCCGCGTCCACATCGGATTCCCCACGAAGGAGGGCGACCAGTGACCGAGATCGCCGTCGGCAAATGCCGGGTGTGCGTGAAGCAGGAGACCACCAGCGTCGCCTACGCCTGCAACGAGTGCGTCAACCACCTGATCAAGTTGGTCGGCGAGCTCGTGGTGTACGCGACGCTCATCCTGCCGTTCATGGTCGAGCCCGGCCGCGGCATGACGGGCCGCATGTCGCCGGGGTTCGGCCCGCGCTCGCCGGCGCGCGACGACGTGATCGCCGCCCTCGACCTGCGCTCACTCCCGGGCGACGTCGACGAGCACGGCGACGCCATCACGCGGCGCCCCGACGATGCCCGCACCTGGATCGCGTCCATACCCGGACGCTTGGCCGGTATCGCCGACGCCATCGCCGCTGAACGCGACGAGGCCCGCCCCGGCGGCACCATCGACGCCGACGCCGGCTACATCACCCGCAACGCCTGGTGGCTCGGCGGACAGCCGTGGATCGACGACGCTTACGGCGACATGGCCGAGATCCACCACATGGCCCGCGCCCTCTCAGGCGACACCCCGCAGCGTTCCCTCGGCGAATGTCTGAACGTCACGTGCGGCGGCAAGGTGTACTGGGGCGGGGTTGGCCGCCCGGCGCAGTGCGACGCCTGTAAACGCACGTACGACGGCCTCGATCTTGTCCGCCTCGAAGCAGCATCGGAGACAGCAGCATGACCGACTACCACGAGTGGGTGCGCAACGCGCAGCGCGTCGATGCCCGCTACGCCAGGCCCGGCCTCGGCACGCATGCCGTCGGCTACGTCACCGGCTACACCGAACGCCCCACGGTCCACATCGTCCAGCAGGACGGCCGCGACCTCACCTGGATCGCCGACCTCTGCGTGGCGGTGGACCAGGGCTCGGACGCTGACCGCATGGCCGCCTTCGCGCGACGCGATCAAGGCCACAAGCCACCGGCGATGGACCTCGCGACCGCGCGCCGCATCGTCGCCGAGCACGAATGCAGCACCCACGGCCACGACTGGGACGCCATCAGCATCCCCATGCTGTCGAGCCTGCCGGGTGGGTTCGTGTGCAGCCGCTGCCGTGCGAAGCTGACTGTCACGGCCTCGGAAGGATGACCGCCATGCCCCAGCTCACCCCGGTCACCCGCGAGCAGCTCGACGGCACCGCGGAGTACCTCGAGAAGATGGCCGCACAGCTCCGCGCAGCAGACCCGAAGCAGGTCCGCACCGTCGAGGTGAACGAAGAGACGACGTTCGCCGACACGCCGTGGGCGCCCGCGACGATCATCGCGGCCGAGGAGCTCACCGTTAGCATCGAGTGGATCCCGGAGACCGATCGTGGATGACCTGATCGCGTTCCTCCGCGCCCGCCTCGACGACGACGAGCGGATCGCCAACGCGATGAAGGCCGTGTACCCGACGCCGTGGGACATCCCGGACCGTGGGTGGATGGCACGAGTCGTCGCCGACGGCCCGTTCTTTCACGAGGTGATCCGCCTAGAGCAGAACCAGGCGCCCGGAGTCGGCTACCTGACCGACGCCATCGAGCACGTCTGGCGCCACACCCCCGACCGCGTGCTCGAAGATGTCACCGCCAAGGCCACGATCGTCGCGGTCGCTGGCGACTACGCCGCGGTCACCGCGCCGGACGCCAACCAGGTCGTGACCCGCGAGACGTTGCGGCACGTGCTGAAGCTGCTGGCTCTGCGGTACGCCGATCACCCGGACTACCGAGAGGAATGGAAGCCGTGAACATCCGCGACACCGTCTGGGAGTGCCCGGTCGACGGCTGCGACTGGACGCTCAGCCAGCTCGACTACGAGCGGAACCGCCCGCCGTTGCGCGCCAAGGTCACGCTTGATGCCGCTGGTGCGCCCCAACTCGACATAGGCCAGGCCATCGTGGCAGACGCCAAGCACCTCGACGGGATGCTGCGCGAACACCTGGAGACGCACGACGTGGTCGACTGGCTGAAGACGGTGCAGCGGCTCAACCAGGAACTATCGCAGTTCGACAGTGGCATCCGGCCCCACGACTACGACCGGCAGCTGCGCTCAATGCAGGACGGAGTCAACCGCCTACATGAGCACCTTGCTGCGGTTTCCGATGCCTACGCGATCGACGACCCGGACAGCTCACCGTGACCCGCGTCCGAGCGTCCGACGTCGTGCTGCTTCTCCACCAGGAGGCCGCCAAGCGCGAGCAGGCCGGCGACCTGGCGGGCGCGAAGCGGCTCCGCATCGGCACGGCCACGCTCCGCAAGTGGGTCCAGCGCCGCCACATCACCCGAGGATCCGGCGGCTACGACCTCGCCGAGATCCTCACCTACATCGATCACCGGGAGAACCGATGACGCACTACCGCGTCGACCATAAGCGCGGCGCCACCGACATGCGGCTCGTCGTCAGCACCGAGCACTCGCTCAAGACGATGACCGCGTTTCTCGATGCGCACGGCATCGACGTCAACGACGTGCCCGCACCGTCCTTTGTGACCGTCGACGACGGCAAGGTCACCTTCGAGGTCTGCGAGCGCGACGCGGACGGCCACCTCGTAGTCATGGGCGACGACGTGAAGCGCAAGTTCGTCACCGTCGACCAGCGCGCCCCGTGGCCGCCTGCCGAGGTGACAGAATCCCCGGCATGAGCGACGAGACACCCACCTGTTCGAAGTGCGGCACCGCGCCAGCCGGCCCCGGCGGCATCCTCTGTCCGAGCTGCAAGTCGAGGATTGAGACTGTTCGGCTCGGCAGCTAGCGCGCAGCGCCGGGCGTGGGTAGCTCGGCGTCGTCATCGCCGACGTACCAGCGCAGGAACCCGCGGATGATGGTGCCGCGGTCCGTTCCGTTGGCAGCGGTGGCTTCGCGGGCGCGTTCCCATAGGTCGTCGTCGACGCGCACGGAGCGGTGCTGGGTCTTGGGCTGGTTGGCCATGGCTGAATCTACCACGGGTGTACGTACACCCCGTTGGAGTAGTGACAGGTGTACGTACACCTCGATAAGGTGTACGTACACCCAATGGAACAGACCAAGGAGCACCACATGGCGAAGGTCAGCGAAGCAGCCAAGCAGGTCTACGGCGAACTCGTCGACGGCTACGGCCCCGACCAGGCGCACGAGATGGCCCAGCAGGCCCTCGGCGACGCCAAGGCCGAAGCCCTGCGCGCCGACCAGGACAACTGACAGCAAGGACGTGAGCGGTCAGGCCGCGCACCCGGGAGATCCGAGCCCCGGCGTCCACGCGTAGAGACCAGCAGGTGGGTAGTCGAGCCGGCGGGACCCGGACGACTCTGGAGCAGCGGCAACGCCGTGGAGAAGCCCACCATCCCCAATGCCCTCGCTGGCGACACGCGCCACAATGGACCCCCGGTGATTGCCCAAGGTCAACAGGTGTGTCACGCTCTACCCGGGCGTGAGCCATGCCCACCCCCACAGACCTACCGAACGCCCCCGATGAGCCACCCGGCCTCGGGGGCGTTTCGCATGCCCAGGGAGCGACCGTGGCCGACGAGTACACGCCCGAGCAGCTCGCCGAAGCCGAGCGCCAGGAGAACCTCGCACTGTCGCGTGCCGAGAAGGCCGAAGCGATCGCCGCCCGCGAGGCATCTACTCGCAACACCAGCGGGTAAGAACGATCAAGGGGCACAGCGCATGGGCGGCGGCAGCGAGACCGGCGGCAACTGAAAGGCGGCACCCCATGGCCCTCGGACTACTGGCCCTAGCAGTGGCGTGCCTGGCCGTGGGTGGCTTCCACCCCGACCTACCCACGTGGGTACCCGGCCTGTGCTCGGCCCTCGCCATCACAGCAGCCATCCTCGCCGCGCTGGTCTCCTTCGGCGCCATCACCGTCACCACCTAGCCCAGGCACAGGCAGAACGCCATGCCACGGGCCATGAAGGTGTGCAGCACGCCTGGATGCCCCGAGCTGGTACCCACCGGCACGGGCCGGTGCGACGACTGCGCACGCGAGGCTGATCACGCACGAGGCAGCGCACGCGACCGCGGGTACGACCGGGCACACGCCACCCGGTTCCGCCCCGGGGTACTGGCCAAGCATCCGATCTGCCAGCTGTGCGGCAAGGACTGGTCCAAGCACGCAGACCATCACCCAGTGGACAGGCGAACGCTCGTGCTGCGCGGTGAGGATCCGAACGACCCGAAGCACGGACGCGGCTTGTGTCACAGCTGTCACAGCAAGGAGACAGCTGAGGCTCAGCCTGGAGGCTGGGCGAACCGCTGACCGCGAACCCAAGCAGAGCAAGAAAAATCTTCAAAGAATCTTGCTCAAACCCTTGACTTGATCATGGGGTGGGGGGTGACCCCCCGGATGATCCACACCAGGACCGCTGGGGAGGCGTCTGCCAGGTCCGCCAGGTTCAAAAGGGCTCACCGCGCGATGCGGTCGGCCGTCTCTCGATGCCGCGCGATGCGGCTGAGGAGTGATCAACATGCCAAGTGGTGGTGCTCGGACTGTTTCCGGGCCGCCGCCGGACCCGAACGCGTTGCGGCGTGATCGGGCTTCGGATGCGGCGGGGTGGACGACGTTGCCGGCGCGGCGCGAGGGCGAGCCGCCGGAGTGGCCGTTGGTGATGCCGACGGATCGGGAGATGCAGCTCTGGGAGGAGTTGTGGGCCCGTCCGCAGGCGGTGATGTGGGAGCGTCTCGATCAGGGCATCGAGGTGGCGATGTTCGTGCGGAAGCTCGGCGAGGCCGAGTTGCCGAAGGCGAGCGTCGAGCTGCAGAAGGTTGTGCGGCAGTACCTCGACAGCTTGGGTCTGTCCGTGCAGGGGATGTTGCGGAACCGGTGGAAGATCGCCCCCGCAGCTGATGCCCCGGCGGAGAAGCGGGCCGCGAAGGCGCCGGCGCGCCGCTCGTCGCGGTCGCGGCTGACGGTCGTCGACGGTGAAGGGGCCTGAGCAGCAGTTCGTCGTCGACTTCCCGACCCTGTGGGTGGTCCCGGATTGGATCGAGGCACATTGCCCGATCCCGGATGGGTTCCACCAGGGCGCTCCGATGGAGCTCTACCGCTGGCAGCTGTGGTGCACGGTCAACCACTACCGGATCCGGCCGGACGCCGAGGTGGGGCAGAAGTCGACCGCGTTCTACAACCGGCGGTCGCAGGTGGTGGCCCCGCAGAAGACCGGCAAGGGCCCGTGGTCGGCGACGGTCGTGTCGAACGAGGCGGCCGGGCCTGCGGTGTTCGCGGGGTGGGCGGGGAAAGACGACGGCTACGCCTGCATGGATCACGGCTGCAGCTGCGGGTGGGAGTACCCGTACGAGCCGGGCGAGCCGATGGGGATGCCGTGGCCGACGCCGCTGATTCAGCTGCTCGCCACCTCGGAAGACCAGGTCGACAACGTGTATCGGCCGCTGCAGGCGATGATCCGCCTGGGCCCGCTCGGCGACCTGATGCGGGTCGGCGAGTCGTTCATCCGGGTCGGGGCGCGCGGCCGCGTCGACGTCGTGACGTCGAGCGCACAGTCCCGGCTGGGTAACCCGATCACGTTCGCGCTGCAGGACGAGACGGGCCTGTACACCGCTACCAACAAGATGATCCGCGTTGCGGAGACGCAGCGCCGCGGTTTGGCCGGCATGGGTGGCCGGTCGATGGAGACCACGAACCCGCCGGACCCGTCGGAGGACTCGACGGCGAAGCGCACGATGGACAGCCAGCGCCCGGACATCTTCAAGCACTTCCCGCAGGCGCCGGCGACGCTGTCGTACAAGAACAAGGCCGAGCGGCGCCGCATCCATCGCATCGTCTACGCCGGTTCGGATCACGTCGACCTTGACGCGATCGAGGCCGAGGCCGCCGAGTTGATGGAGAAGGATCCGTCACAGGCGGAGAGGTTTTTCGGCAACCGCATGGTGTCCGGGTCGGATGCGTGGCTGGAGCCGGCGAAGTGGGCCGGCCGCGCCGCGCTTCGCGAGGTGCCGGACGGTACGCGGATCGTGCTCGGCTTCGATGGGTCCGATGTGGACGACTGGACTGCGGTGCGGGCCGAGGTGCCGGAGTGGGGCTACCAGTTCACGCCGACGTACGGGCCGAACCGGTCGCCGACGATCTGGAACCCCGCCGACCACGGCGGGCAGGTGCCGCGGCTCGAGGTGAAGGCCGCGATGGCGGAGCTGTTCGCCCGGTTCGACGTGGTGCGCCTGTACGCGGATCCGCCGTACTGGGACACCGAGGTCGACGAGTGGGCCGAGGCGTTCGGGGAGAAGCGGGTCATCCGCTGGTACACGCGGCGCCCGGTGCAGATGCACGACGCGTGCGAACGCCTGAAGGGCGACATCGTCAAGGCCGACGCCGAGGCCGAGGTGAAGTTCACGCACGACGGGTGCCTGATCACCGAGGACCACGTCCGCAACACCCGCGCCGCGGCGCGGCCGAGCAATCGCTACGTGCTGGTGAAGGCCAGCGCCAACCAGAAGATCGACGCCTGTGTGACCTCGGTGCTCGCGCACGAGGCCGCCGGCGACGTGATCGCCGCCGGTCTGGCCCGGAAGAAGCGACGCAAGATCGTCGCGATGTGAAGGAGGTGCGGGGTGACGCAGCCGACCTCCGACGAAGACTGGGTGACCTACCTGGCAGTTCGTCACGACCAGGAAATGGAAGAGCTCGAGCGGCTCAACGGGTACTACGAGGGCACGCAGAAGCTCTCGTACATGCACCCGGAGGTCGAGCGGGAGATCGAGGACCGGATCCGTCCGGTCGTGATCGGCTGGCCTCAGCTGGTTGTGGACGCGGTCGAGGAACGCCTTGACGTCGAAGGGTTCCGGGTTCCGACCGAGGACGCCGACGACGAGGACCTGTGGCGGATCTGGCAGGCCAACGACATGGACGAGCAGTCGCAGCTCGCGCACGTCGACGCGCTGGTGATGAAGCGTTCCTACGTCACGGTCGGCACCAACGAGAAGGACCAGACCACGCCGATCCTGGCAGCCGAGTCGCCGCTGGAGATGTACGCCGACGTCGACCCGCGCACGCGCACGCTGCGCGCGGCGCTTCGTCGTGTGGCCGTCGAGGACACGTTCGCGAAGATCGGCGACCGGTCGGCGACGCTGTACCTGCCGAACACGACCATCTGGTACGACTGGGCCAACGGCTGGAAAGAGAAGGAACGCGACAACCACAACCTCGGCGAGCTGCCGGTCGCGGCGATCGTGAACCGCGCGCGGCTCAGCACGAACCGCGCGGACCGTCGCACCTTCCAGCTCCGGCAGCTGGGTTCCTCGGAGCTGGCACCGGTGATCCCGATCTCCGACGCGGCGAACAAGATCGCGACGGACATGATGCTCGCCGCCGAGTTCCTGGCCCTTCCGGTGCACGGGTTCTTCGGCATCGGCCCGGAGGACCTCGAGGACCAGCAGGGCAACAAGCTCACCGCGATGCAGGCGCTGCTGAAGCGGTTCCTCACGATCCCCACCGGCTACGACGAGGGCGCGAAGGAATTCTCCTTCCCAGGCGTTAACCTGGGTGGCTTCCACGAGTCGATCAACCAGTTGGCGCAGATCGTCGCGTCGCTGGCCGGCCTGCCGCCGCACTACCTCGGCTTCACCACGGACAACCCCGCCTCGGCGGATGCGATCCGCTCGGCGGAGTCGCGGCTGGTGAAGCGCTGCGAGCGCAAGCAGCGCCCGTGGGGCGGGGCGTACGAGCGGATGTGCCGCATCGTGCGCCGCTTCCAGACCGGCGAGTGGGACCCGCGGCTGAAGCAGCTGGAGACGATCTGGCGGGATCCGTCGACGCCGACGGTCTCGCAGATGGCCGACGCCGCGCAGAAGCTGTACGTGGCGCCGCCCGGGCAGAAGCCGATTCTCACGCTGCGCCGTGTGCGGGAACGTCTCGGGGAGACCGACGCGTCGATCCGCCGCATGGAAGCCGAGCAGGCGGAAGAAGACCAGCGCGCGGCCGCGCTCGACCCGATCAGCGTGGTCGCCGACGCGCTCACACCGCCTCAGCCGCCGGAGCCCGCCGGTGCCGTCGGCGCGTGAGCTCGCGCTCCGGCACTACACCGCGCGGCAGCGGCTCGTGCGCTCCACCGCGGCTGCGGGACGGCGGCTGTGGAATCAGGTCGACCCCGCAGACCTGAGCAGGTCGTGGATACCGCTGCTGGCCCGGCTGCTGGTGGTCGTGACCGGCGCCCAGCTGGCGGCGGCCCGCGCGGCGAACGACTACGTGGCCGGCACGCTGGCCGCGCAGGGACTCGAGTCGGAACCCGCCGGCGAGGTGGTGGCCCAGTCGCTGGCGGGGATCGCCTCCGACGGGCGGGAACTGGCGTCGCTGCTGCTGAACCCGGTCATCGCAACGAAAAAGATGATCAGCCAGCAGCTGGCGACCGAAGGACGGATCAGGCTGGACTCGGCGCTCGCTACCGGGCAGACCACGCTGGAGATGACCCTGCGCACCCAGATCGCCGACGCCGGGCGCGTCGCCGACGGGGTCGCGGTCGCCGCGCGGCCCCGCACCGGGTACGTGCGGATGCTCGTCGGGGACTCGTGCCCTCGCTGCGCGATCCTGGCCGGCCGGTTCTACCGGTACAACGCTGGATTCGAACGCCACCCGAATTGCGACTGTACGAGCATCCCAACCGTCGAGGACGTCGCCGGGGACCTCGCCACCGACCCGCAGCTCGCGTTCCGCGAAGGACGCGTCCGGGGACTGTCCAAGGCAGACGAGAAGGCCATCCGCGACGGCGCCGACATCGGCCAGGTCGTGAACGCGCACCGCGGCGTGTACACCGCCGGCGGGCAGAAGCGGACCCGTGAGGGCATCACGCGCCAGGGTTTCGCGGGCGCGCGTCTCCGCGGGCAGGTCCGGCTGATGCCGGAGCAGATCTACCGCGAGGCCACCTCGCGCGACGAAGCCGTGCAGCTGCTGCGCGCGCACGGCTACATCATCTGACTCCCGACCGCGCGATGCGGCCCGGGCAACCCCTCTGCGATGGAGGAACCACCACATGACCGAACCGACCACGGCACCGGAGAACCCGGAACCGCAGCCGACCGAGGACCCGAAGCCAGAAGCCACGACGGGCGAGCCGTCGACCGACCTCGGAGACGCGGGGAAGCGTGCGCTGGCCGAGGAACGCAAGGCCCGCAAGGCCGCCGAGAAGGAAAAGAGCGACCTCGCGGCCCGGCTCAAGGAGTTCGAGGACCGCGACAAGTCCGAACTGGACAAGGCCACCGAGGCGTGGAAGAGCGCCGAGGCCGAACGCGACGCCGCGAAGGCGGAAGCGCTCCGGTTCCGCGTGGCCGCCGAGTTCGGGATCTCGACCGCGCCCGACGACGAAGGCGTCAGCGACGCCGACCTGTTCCTCACCGGCCAGGACGAAGAAACGATGCGCCGCCAGGCGCAGCGGTTCTCCGCCCGCCAGACCCCCGCCGGCCCGTCGGTGCCGAAGCCGGACCCGAGCCAGGGTGCCCGCGGCCCGGTCGGGATGGACGCGCGGATCGCCGAGGCCGAGAAGAACGGCGACGTCAAGGCCTCTCTGGCTCTGAAGTCGCAGCAGCTGCTGAAGAAGTAGGGCAGGAATCCCCTGCCCCTGACCCCCTGGAGGGAACGCCACCATGGCTACCGTTTCGGGGCAGGGAACCACGTTCAACCTGCCCAACTACCACGGCGAACTGTTCAACGTCACCCCGACCGAGACGCCGTTCCTGTCCGCGATCGGCGGCCTGGCCGGCGCCGTGCCGGTGAAGTCGAAGCTGTTCGAATGGCAGACCGTCGACCGCCGCACCTCCTCGGCCGGCAACACGAAGCTGGAGGGCGCGGCCGCGCCGACCGCGGGTGAGCAGTCCCGCTCCGCGGTGACGAACGTCGTCGAGATCCACCACTCGGCGATCGACATCTCCTACACCAAGCTGGGCACCACGTCGGACTACTCCGGCGCGAACATCGGCCCGGACGACAACCCCGTCCTCGACGAGCTGTCGTTCCAGATCAACGCCGAGCTCGAGTCGATGGCCGTGGACATCGAGAAGTCGTTCCTCACGGGCGCCTTCGCGAACCCGGGCACGAACGCGTCGGCGCGCACCACGCGCGGCATCTTCACCGCCGTCACCACGAACGTGAACGCCAACGGCGGCACCCCGCGGGCGCTGTCCAAGGCGATCGTCGACGCGACCCTGATCACCGCCTACAACAACGGCGCGAAGCTGCCGCAGGGCTCGACGGTGTTCATGTGCAACCCGGCGCAGAAGGTCGTGCTGTCGAACCTGTACTCGGCGTCGCCGCTGAACCAGCCGACCATGACCCGCAACGTCGGTGGCGTCGCCATCGACACGCTCGTCACCGACTTCGGCGTCTTCGGCGTCATGGTCAACCGCTGGGTGCCGGCCGGGAAGATCGGCATCTTCGACCTGTCGGTGTGCCGGCCGCGGTTCCTGTCGATCCCCGGCAAGGGCCTGCTGTTCGTCGAGCCGCTGGGCAAGACGGGCTCCTCGGAGAAGTGGCAGCTGTACGGCGAGGTCGGCCTGGAGTACGGGCCGGAGACCTACCACGCGGTGATCGCGGACCTCAGCTGATCGTCGGGCCCGGCCGGTGCGCCACCGGCCGGGCCCCCTCTCGTGAAGGAGCTCCACCATGGCGAAGTTCGAGCACCACCGTTACCCGGCGCTGAGCCTGCAGGGCAGCGACGACGTGCGCCCGTACGCAGTCTTCACCCCGGAGGCGCGCGAGTTCGGAGAGCACACCATCAAGGTCGGTGTCCTCGAGACCGACGACGAGGACACGGTGTCGCGGCTGCGTGCCGCGATCGCAGCCGGCGGCGACGAACACCTCAAGGAGATCGACGCCCCCGCCCCCGCGCCCGAGGTCGAGGACTACGACGAGGGCGACGACCTGTCCGGCCTCGACAAGGACCAGCTCCTCGCGGTCGCCGAGGCGGAAGGCGTGACCGTCGACAAGCGGCTCGGCGCCGACAAGCTCGCCGACGCGATCCGCGACCACCGCAACGCCTGAGCGGAACGGGGAGGCCCTCATGTCTCTGCTCGCTGACGTCGAGGGCCTCCGCGGCCTCCTCAAAGAGGACGCCGGTTCCCTCAGCGACGACGACGCGACCCGCCTGCTCGAACTCGCGACCGGTGTCGTGCAGGCCGCGGCCGGGCAACTGCTCGTCGAAGTCGTCGACGACACCATCACGCTGATGGGCACCACCGACCGGTGGCTCGACCTCCCGCAGCGACCGGTCACCACGGTCACCTCGATCTCGCTCGAGGACGAACCGGTCACCGACTACAAGCGGTTCGGGGACCGGCTGTGGCGCCGCCACGGCTGGGCCCGCTGCGCCGACGAGCCCGCTGTCGTGGAGGTCGTGTACACGCACGGCTTCCCCGACTGGGACGCGAAACTCGCCCTCGCCCGCAGCGCCGTGCTCGCGGTCGCGGCGAAGATGAACGATAACCCCACCGGCGCGACCGGGTTCACCATCGACGACTACAGCCAGCAGTACGGCCAGTCGTCCACCTCGGACCTCGCCGGGCTCATCCCGGACAACCTGCGCCGGTCTCTGCGCCGCGCCTACGGTGCCCGCGGTCGTCTGGTGAGGATCGGGTGAACCCGGCCCGGCTGGTCGTGGCCGGTCGCCGCCGCGCCGAAGCGATGATGGTCGACGCCTGCAGGATCCGGCCCGTCGACCAGGCCAACGTGGTCACGGACCCGGTCACCGGCAATGTGACGCCTGCGTACGGGGATCCGGTCTACACCGGCAAGTGCAAGCTGCAGAACCAGCGGCCGTTCCCGTCCACCCCGGACGCCGGCGAGCACCAGTGGACGCGTTCGCCAATGTGGCTGCACCTGCCAGTCGTGGGCAGCGGGCAGGTGAAGACGGGCCACGTCGTCGAGATCACCGCATCCATCAACCCCGACAACATCGGCCGCCTGTTCCGGGTCGAGACCGGGGACAGCAAGACCTTTCAGACCGCGCTGCGGTTCCTCGTCGAGGAGATCACCGGCTGACTAAAGGGAGGTGTTCCTGTGTCTGAAGTGGACATGTCCCAAGTCGACCGCCTCGCCGACGACCTCGAGGCGATCGCGGAGAAGGCGGCGCCGAAGGTGAAGAAGGTCGTCGAAAAGGGCGCCGTGAACATCAAGAACGGGATGCGTCAGGACGCCACCGGGCACCCGACGTTCCGGTACTTTCCCGGCTCCATCTCCTACGACGTCACCGACGGCGGGATGGGCGCCGAGATCGGCCCGGACAAGAACCTCGTGCAGGGCGCGCTGGGCAACCTCCTGTACTTCGGGACCTCGCGCACCGCCGGTGTGCTCGACATCAACCGGCCGCTGAACGAAGAAACGCCGCGGTTCGCCGACGCGCTCGCCGACGTCGCCGAGGACATCCTGTGACCGCGCCCGACCGCACCATCTCCAAGCACCACACCGCGATCCTCGCCATGCTGCGGGCCGGATCGCCGCCGTTCACCGTCTACGACGGGCAGGTCCCGAACCCGCCGTCGTTCCCTTATGCGCTGCTGAACATAGGCACCGGCATCGACCGTGGCACGAAACTGTGCGGCGACCCGGACGAGACCACGTTCCGTTTCCTGGTCACCTCGGTCGGGCTCACCGCCGACTCCGTGTTCATCGTCGCCGACGAGACCAAAGCGCGCGTGCTCGGCGTCCGCCCCTCTGTCGACGGAAGGGCCGTGGTGCGGATCCGCAAGGAAAACGACGGTGGTCCCGTCCAGGAAGACCGGGACGTCACGGACACCGCGACCGGGCGCCACCCCATGTTCGGCAAAGACACCTACGTCTTCGAGTCCCGGAAGGGCTGATCACCATGGCAACTGTCCCGATCCAGCAGGCCAAGCTCGGCGGCGTCGTGCTCACCACGACCGCCGCGACGGCGGGTCCCGACAAGGTGAAGCCGGGCGACCGGGTGCTGCTGGTCATCAACAACGCCGGCGCGTCGGCGATCACCGCGACCGTCGTGGTGCCGGGCAACACCGCCTACGGGCAGCCGGAACCGGACGTGACGTCGGTGTCGATCGGGGCGGCGAAGATCGGTGTCCTCGGCCCGTTCCCGGCCGCGCTGGCCGGCACCGACGGCCTGGTCGCGTTCACGGTCTCCTCGACCACCTCGGTCACCTACTCCGCGGTCCGGGTCTGAGTCATGGCGTCGAACCTCGTGCGTGCCCGCTGCGAAGAGACCGGCCACGTTGCCGCGCTGCCGAAGGCCGCGCTGGCGCTCGGAATGTGCCCCGGCTGGGTCGAGGCCCCCGGGCCTGTGCCGTCACGGCCGAAGACGGCCGCGTTCCCCCGAACCTCCGGTGACAAGCCGGAGACCGAAGACGCCGACAGCTCGTCGGCCGACACCGACAAGGAGTAGCTCCCATGGCCGACATGCTTTCCGACGGCAACATCAAGGTCAGCTTCGTGCCGACGATCGTGAACATCGGCGCCCCCACTGTCGCCGAGGTGACCGCGGGCACGTCGCTGGAGTGCCTGATCATGTCCGACGGTCTGGACATCAGCACCGACGAATCCGTGACGTCCGCGCCGAAACTCTGCGAGACGATCGACGCCGAGCAGCCAGGCCGGTCGAAGACCACGATCCAGCTCACCTGTGTCCGCAAGGACACCCCGGCCGAAGACGTCGCCTGGACGCTGCTGCAGCGCGGCCTCACCGGCTACCTCGTCGTCCGCCGCGGCACCTCCATCGAAACCGCGTTCGCCGCGGCCGACCCGGTCGAGGTCTACCCGGTCAAGGCCGGCGTGCGGCGCCCGATCAAGCCCGAAGCGAACGGCGTGGAGAAGTTCATGTCGCAGCTGTACAACACCGCGGCGTCCGAGCTCGACGGGGTCGTCGCCGCCTGATCTCCGGGCCGCCCGACAACTCGGCTCCGTCGGGCGGCCCGGACCTTCCTCGCGTGGAGCCGAGAGGAGCCGAGGAGACCACTGTGGACATCGACACGATGCTCGCGGGCGCGAAACTGCCGGAGGAAATCGTTCCGCTGTGCCTGCGGCCGGACCTGCGGGACCGGTGGCAAGACCTGAACAACCAGCTCATGACCACGCGAACGGGCCGCAACACCATGGCACCGACGACGGGTGAGAAAGAGCTCGCGCAGAAGATCAAGGCTCTCGAGGCCGAGATCGCCGAAAACACGATGACGGTGCTGATGCGCGGCCTGAGGCATGAGCCGTGGGCGAAGCTCGTGGCTGAGCACCCGCCGAGGATGGACAAGCCCGGCGATCAGCAGTCGGGGTTCAACGTCGACACGTTCATCCCCGCGCTGGTGCGCGCGCAGATCGTCGAGCCGGAACTGTCGGAAGCGCAGTTCGACAAGCTGGTCGACGTCATCACCCAGGCGCAGTGGGATGACCTCGCGAACGCGGCGTACTCCCTCGGCCGTGGAGACCGGAACCGCCCGGTTTTCAGCCAGGCCGCGTCGCAGTTGATTCCCGACTCCGGCGACACCTCGCGGCAGCAGCCCGGCTCGGGATCTCCCCGTCGCGCTTCGAAGGCGAAGAGCCCCAAGAGCTGACCGAGCACCACTACGACGACGAAGGCCGGCTGATCCGGTCGGTCACCACCCGCACTCCGGAGTGGACAGAGACAGACCGGTCGATGGTCCTCGCCTACCTCGACTTCGAACAGCTCAGCTGCGTCGGGTGCGGCGGCTACCTGCCCGAGACCACCGATGTCGAGAACGAGGGTCGGTACGTGGCCGAGCCGCCCGGCCGCTGCCACCGCTGCGACGCGATCGAGCGGCAGCGCAAGGAATACGAAGACGACGAGACCGTGCCGTTCCCGCGCGCGCTCGTCGTGTGGGTCGCGAACCTGAGGAGGCGGAATGGCTGACCGGACCGTCTCGGTGAAGCTGCGCGCGGATATCGCCGACTACGCCGCGAAGATGCGCGACGCCGGCAAGCTGACGCGCGACCTCGAGTCCGCTGGCCGAGACCTCCGGAAAGCCCTCGACGACGAGGCCGACGCCGCCGACCGGGTGAAGGTGTCCGAGGCGAAGCTGGACGAGGTCCGCAAGAACTCCAAATCGACGGTGGCGCAACTGGCCGCCGCCGAGGCGGAACACGCCTCGAACCTGCGCAAGTCCGAGGCCGCCGTGCTGCGGACCAAAGAGGCCACCCAGCAGTACGCGGCAGCGCAGAAGAAGGCCGCGACCGACGTCGACAACTCCGGCCGACAGATGGAGCAGACCGTCAGCCGTGTCGCCGCCCGCGCGAACGCCGCCTTCGATGCCAAGCTGTTCGCTGGCCTGTCGGTGGGCCTTCCCGCCGCGGCCGCGCTCGGCGCTGCGGGAGTCACCGCGGCACTTGGCCTGATCCCCGCGCTAATCGTCGGGCTCAGCGCGAAGTTCCTCATCTTCAACGACCAGGTCACCAACTCGTTCGGGAACCTCGCCGACGACGTGCAGAACGACGCTTCGCGCATGGCCGCCGTCCTCGACGGCCCGCTCGTCGACTCGGCCGACCGGCTGCGCGCCTCCTACGAGAAGATCCGCCCGGAGATCGAGGACGTGTTCGCCGGCAGCGTCCCGGCGGTCGAACAGCTCACTGGGGCTGCGACCGACTTCGCCGAGAATGCGATGCCGGGTGTCGTGGCGTCCGTGACACGGTCCCAGCCAGTCCTCATCGGCCTGCGCTCGCTGCTCGGCGACACGGGCGCCGGCCTGTCGGACTTCCTCATCGGGCTGTCGGACGGCTCGCAGGCGGCGGGGCAGGACCTCGAGACCCTGGGCCACATCGTCCGCGACCTCGAGGGGTTCCTGGGAACGTTCCTGGCGAACCTCGCGCAGGGCGGCAACGGGCCGCTGACGCAGTTCCGCGGCACCCTCAACCAGCTCGAAGCGATGCTGCTCACGGTCAGCTCAACCGGGATGCCGGCGCTGCAGGGCGCCACCGGCGGGTTCCTCGGCACCGTGTCGGGTGGCCTGGCGGTCGTGCAGACCTTCGTCGGACTGCTCGGGTCCTGGGCTGCGCCGCTCGCACAGGCCGGCGGGTCGATGCTGGCCACCAACTCGATCGCGAAACTGTTCGGCACCTCACTGTCCGAGACGGGGTTCGGGCTGAAGGCGTTGACGCCGCTGCTCGACGAGAACGGCAACCGAACCACGGCGTTCAAGCAGGCCATGTCCGCGGCAGACTCGGCCGGAACCAGCAAGTTCAAGGCTGGCATCTCCTCCCTCGCTTCGGGCGGCTTCAACCCGCTGGGGATCGCGCTGATCGCCGGCGGCGCGCTGCTCGACGCGTGGGGCAAGAGCGCGCAGGACGCAGCCACGCGCGCTGCCGAGCAGCGCCAGTCCGTGGCCGACCTCACCCAGGCTTACCTCGAGGACAACAACGCGATCGGCGCGAACGTGCGCGCTGCCACGCAGAAGGCGCTGTCGGACAAGAACGCGTTCACCAACAGCCTGCTGTTCGGGTCATCCCTGCAGCAGACGTCTGCGGCCGCGCTCGGCGGCGGCGCCGCGCTCGACGCGTACAACGATAAGGCGAAGAACTACATCGTTCAGCTTCTGTCAGGTAGCCGTGCCAACCGGCAGATGACGCCCGAGATCCTGCAGGCCGCTGACGCGTTCGCCAAGCAGGGCGGCAACGCCGCGGATCTGGTGAACAACCTCTCCGCGGTGCGGCTGCACAGCCTGAACCTGACGGACGCCCAGAAGGAACAGCTGGTCCGCACGCTGGACGGGATCACCGCCACCAACGCGGAAGCTCGCGCCAACGACGACGCGGCGAAGAAGGCGCAAGCCCTGGCCGACGCCCAGAAGCAGGTCGAGTCGGCGATCGCGCGCGGGACCACGCCGGCGATGTACGCCGCCGAAGTCGCGGCGGGCAGTCTCGCTGCCGCGTGGACGACCCTGGACAAGACCGGCGTCGACGTGGCCTCAGCGGGACAGGCGATCATCGACGCGATGCGCACCCTCGCGGGGCAGACGCCGTCAATCGAGGAAGCACTGCAGCACTGGAACGACGACCTGCGCGGCATCGGGGACGCGTTCAAGAAACTCAACCTCAAGGGCCACAGCAAGGACCTTGTCGACGCCGCCGGGGCGATCAACACCACGTCTGAAGCGGGATCGAAGCTGCAGGACACCGTCGAGCAGGGCGCGACCGACCTCGCCACCTACGCGCAGTCCCTGAAGGACGGTGGCGCGTCAGCCGACGAGATCACCGCGAAGCTCGGCCCGATGCGCAACGCGTTCGCGAAGCAGCTGACCGATCTCGGGCTGAACGACAAGCAGGTCCAGCAGATCATGCAGCACTACGGCCTGATCCCAAAGGACATCGTCACCCAGCTCGGCCTCGAAGGTGACACCGAGACGCACGAGAAGATCTCGGGAATCATCAAGGACCTCGGGTCCGTGCCGGACAACAAGGGCGTCGAAGTCACCGCGTTGACGAAGGAAGCCGAGAGCGCGCTCACCACCCTCGGATATCAGGTGGTCGCGCTCCCGAACGGCAAGTTCCAGGTCTTCGCCGACACAACCGCGGGCCAGCACGCGGCGGACGTGCTGCGCACGAACATCAACCAGACCAAGGGCACGGTCACCGTCTACGGCGACGCCGACCCAGCCACCGGGGCGGTCGCGAACTGGAAGACGGAGACGACTCGCACCATCGGCAAGACGACGGTGACGACGGACATCAGCCCAGCCACCGGGCAGGTGCGCCAGTGGGAGTCCACGACGGACAAGACCGGCGCGGTCACCACCACGTTCTCCACGACCAACCCGGCGACGGGCGAAGTGCAGCGGTGGAAGCGCAACACCGACGGCACGTGGGCGACGGTGAACGTGAACGCGAACGCCGGCCCGGCATTCGCCATCCTCAACCAGCTCACCACGCCGCGGACGGTGCAGATCACCTACCGTGCCTCGGGGCCGTCGGCGATCGGCGGCGTGCAGATCCGCACGTCGCGGATGAACGCCGACGGCGCGCTGTACCGGGCGAACATCGGCATGGCCGACGGTGGGCTCGTGCCAACCTCGGCGAACCGACTCAGCAACAGGGGGGAGGTCGCGCGGCCCGGAACGCTGAAGTGGGCGGGCGACGCGAAGGTCGACGAGATCTTCGCGCCGCTCAACGGGTCGGCCCGGACCGCGGGCCTGCTCACGCAGGGCGCGATCCACGAAGGACTGCTCTCGCCGAACGGCGCGTGGCTCGGCGGCGGCGTGCAGCAGCAGATCCTCGGCGGTGCCGCATCCGTGCAGCAGATCACCCCACGCATCGTCATCCAGGCCCCGCCAGCCGTCGCAAAAAGCGGGCGTCCCGAGGGAGCGAACGTCACGATCAACACCGCGCAGACCGATCCCAACCGGCTCGCCGCGGCGATGGTGAGCGCGCTCGCGTGGCAGCTTCGGTGAGGGGAGACATCTCGTGGTGCTGACCGATCCGATGCAGGTGACGTTCACGATCGGTGGGTGGGCGGCCGGCGGCACCGACGAGTTCGGGTGCCGCTGGTCGGTGCTGACCAACACGTTGTTCTACGGCACGGCCCAGAAGACACACGCCAACGAGCGGCCGTTCGGGATCGGCGGCTACCGGTCCCGCTCCTACGCGGCGGGGCGCTCGTTCACCCTGCAGGGCTGGTGCATGCCGATGGCCGATCCCTCGTGGCCGCTGCTCGTGGCCGCGCGGGATCGGCTGGTGAGCGTGCTTGCCGATGGTGGGTCCGGATTGCTGGTCGTCGACGACGGGGTTTCGCCCCGGCAGCTCACGATCGGCCGCGACGAGGGCGCGCCGAAGTGGGAGGTGTGGGACGCCAACGCCGGCGCCGACTGGGGACTCGACTTCTACGCCGAGGACCCGCGGTTCCTGTCCCTCGTGGAGCGCACGGCGCAGGCGTCGCTGTCGAACGCGGCGGCCGACGGTCTCGACTGGGGCAACGGCGGTCTGGATTGGGCCAACGGCGGTCTGGACTGGGGCGCGAGCGCCGTGAACAACGTGCTGTCGATGACCAACACCGGCACCGCGCCGGAGTGGCCGGTGCTCACGATCACCACGGCATCAGCCGCGTCGGATCTCGCGTTCACCGACCTGGCCACCGGTCGTGTCCTGGGCTACACGGGGTCGATCGTGGCCGGGCAGACGCTGCGCATCGACTGCTCCCCGTTCACCACTTCGCCGGCCGCGCTGGACGGCATCGACCGGACCGGGGCACTCACCTCGGCCGACTTCATCGAAATCCCACCGGGCGCCACCAGGTCCGTGCAGTTCAGCGGCGTGGGGGACGCCACCGTCGTCGCGACCTGGCACGACGCCTACAACTGACAGAGAGGGGCTCCGATGGCGGTCGTCAATGCTGACGGTGACGGTTTCTGGTCCGCGATGCCGAACGGGTCGCGGGTCAACAACGCTCGCCAGGGCCGTGCTCTGGTCCAGAGCCTGTTCCTTGGCGGCACAACCACGACCCCGCTGGCCGCGGTGCGGTCGGGGGTGATCCCGACCGTGTCGGACGGGACGTTCGCTTACGACGGGCGCGTCACGGTCCAGTCTGGCCGGACCTTGAACGTGAACCCGGTCGCTGCGGTGATCGGCCGCTCGGGGCAGGGCGGCTACCTCGCGTGGACGCTGCCGCCGGCGAAGACGGTCACCTGCGACACCCCGCCAGCGACCAACCCGCGTAACGACATCGTGGTTGCGCGGGCCTACGACACCACGCTGTCGGATGTTATCCAGGGCGGCGGCGTGATCCCGCTGCGGCACGAGATCATCACCGGCACGCCCGGCGCGGTCCCGGTTGATCCGGTCTCCTGGGACAGCCTTGGCCTGATCACGTCGTTCCCGGGCGCCGGCGGCGGCGTGGGGATCCCGCTGGCCCGTGCGCAGGTGTCGACGTCGGGCACGGTGACCATCACCGACCTGCGTCGCTCCACGGGTTTACTCGGCGGCGTGCGGGTGCTGCTGCCCGGCGACAGCCTGTCGGATCCGTCGTTCATGCCCAGCGACATGCGCTGGTTTAACGGGCTCGACATCTGGGACGGCACGAAGTGGAACCCCGTGTGGCGGACCACGACCCCGCTCGGTGTGCTCGGTGTGCACCGGCCTACCGCGGCGGTGAGCTCATCAGGCACCACCGAGAAAGTCGCGTGCTTCGTGACCGCCACGTTGGTGTCGGGGCGTCGATACAAGGCCACGTGGAACGGTGACCTGTCCTCGTCCAACTCGAACACCAACAACCTCACCAACGTCAACCCCGCGTTGATCAGGCTGCGGTACAAGGCAGGCACCAGCTCGACCGCCGTCGACGGCACCCTTTTCGAGGCGCGGGACCTGTCGGGGTTGTCCAACGGCTACAACGTGCCGGCCGACCTCTTCGGCGACTTTGTCGCGCCCAGCAGCGGGCAGTACACGGTCTCGGCGACGATCTGCGCCGCGACCTCCGCGGCGGGCAACGTCACCCAGGCGTACAACGCGACCGGGCATCTGCCGAAGCTGATCGTCGAAGACATCGGGATCTAGAAGGGAGCCATCATGCCGCTGTTCATCAGCCGCCCGCGCGGCGAGAACTACGTGCAGTGGACAGGGTCCAACCTGCACGAGATCCAGACCATGCCGAACTCCGCGTTCAGCAACCACCAGGTCGCCGAGGACGGGACGCTCACTATGGACGGCGGCGTCGTCGGGTCCTACACCGTGCCCGTCGGAGACTGGGTTGCCACCGGGTTCGTGGTGACCGCCGCCGACTTCGCCACGAACTACCAAGCGATCCCGCCCGAAGCGAACTGGGCATGGAGCCAGGCCAGCTCGTGACGACCGAACGCGAATACACGGCCCTCGCCTACGACACCGTCACTGGGCGCGTGCTCTACGACCTCGACCTCGTCGCCGAGCCGGAATGGTCGGCCCAGATCAACGACACCGGCGACGGGAAGATCAGCGTCCCGCTCGACGGCGGACCGCGCACCGTACGGGCGCGTGAGTGGGCCGTGCCGGACAAGTTCTCTATTGCCGTGCTGCGCGGCGTCGAGGTGGCGCAGGCCGGGCCGATCACTCCGTACCAGCCCGACGACGAGAACCCGGTGCTGTCGGTGGCGTTCAAGGGGATCTGGGACATCCTCGACCGGCGTGTGCTGCACAACGCCGCGTGGAACCCCGCCGCCGGACAGCGGCTCACCGACCCGTCCTCGGACATCAACCTCACGAACTCGCTGCCGAACCTCGCGCGCGAGCTGGTGAACCACGCGATCAACATGCAGTTCATCTCCGGGTCGAACCTCCCGATCGACCTTCCCGCGCTCGACCCGGCCGGCGGCGACAACGTACGGAACTACCACGGCTACGACATGGCGCCGTTCGGGCAGCGGCTGCGGGAGCTCACGCAAGTCGACAGCGGCCCGGACGTGCTGTTCCAGCCGTACCTCACCGTCGTCGACGGCGAGCGGTTCATCCGTCACCGGTTGCTGATCGGCGACCCCTACCTCACCCAACCCGGCGTGGACATGCGGTTCTTCTACAACCGAACCCTCACGAAGATGTCCGTTGCCGGCGGGACCACGGCGAGCGCGAGCCGCACGTTTGTGAAGGGATCCGGCAACGAGGCCGGCCAGCTGTACGGCACCGCCACTGCGGACGACCTCATCGCCGCCGGCTGGCCGCTGGTCGACTACGTCGACACCAACCACACCGACGCCACCGCGCAGTCCACCCTGGACAGCTGGGCACAGGCCGACGTCGACCTCTACAGCAAGCTCCCCGAGCAGTGGCAGGCCACCGTGCTCGCCGACGCCGACCCGCCCTTCGGCACGTACAGCCCAGGCCACTTCGCGACTTACTCCGTGCGCGGGCACCACTGGCTTCCCGACGGCGAGTACCGGTGGCGGATGGTCGGCATGTCCAAGTCCTCGAGCACGCCGCGCGATCGCGTCGACCACCAGCTGCAGGCCATCCGCGCAGCCTAGGAACGGAGGTGGCCGATGGTCGCTCAGCAGCCGGTCGAACGCCCCCAAACGCCCGACCCGCTGATCAACCGGATCAACGACCTGCAGCGGCAGATCGACGCGCTGAGCCGGCAGTCGAAGTACCCGTTCGTCATCGGCCACGACGGCGAGCAGGACTTCGCCGTCGTCCCGGACCCGAACGACCCAGATGACAACGCGAGGGTCGTGATCGGCAACGGCGCCGGCGGAGTGGTTCTCGAGACCTTCTACTCGACGGTCTACGGCGGCAAGGCCGCGCGGATGGTCGACCTGCAGGGCGTGCAGATGTGGGCGCACGACGAGCTCGCCGGGTACGGCCTGTCGCACCCGTCGATGACCCTGGCGACCGGGCCCGCATTCTCGGGGTTCGGCAACGACCTGCTCGCCAACGGTGTCGAGACGACGATCGGACAGGGCGTCAACTTCGCCTACAACCCCGCGGTCCGGGTGACCGCGCTGGTGCGTCCGACAACAACAACCACCTGGAACTACAGGTGGAAGATCGACTACTTCGGAGGAGGCACCGTCTTCTCCGACCCGGTGATCGGCGTGACGAGCGGGCAGTTCTGCTCGGCGTCGCTGCTGCTCCCGGCCAGCGCCATGGCCCACCAGATCACCATGAGCCTGCTCGTCACCAACACCGGCGGCGCGCAAGGGTTCTTCTACGGCCACCAGCGGGGCTACGGAATCTCGATGGCCCAGTACAACATCGACAACGGACTGTGACCGTCCACTGTGAACGAAAGGGGTGGGCGTGAGTGATCTGGCGTCGCTGCTCCCCGGCATCGCATCCATCATCAGCGCGATCGGCGGCGTCTGGCTCGGCGCCTACGCCATCAGGCGCGGATCGAAGCGGGAACGTCGGCGCACCGCAGAGAAGGTCATCGACCGGGTGCTCGGCGACGACGAGGACGACGAAGACGACGACCGAAGCGCGGCGGTCGCCGAGCTTCTCGAGGAACTGCTCAAGCGTCGAGAAGGTGACTCATGACGGGTGAGATCGACCGCACCATCGTCCAGCCGGCCGCCGACGCCGGCCGCGACAGCCGGGCGCACTGGCAGCTGTGGCTCGGCCTCGCGCTGCTACTCGCCCCGATGGCGTTCCTGGCGGTGTCGTTCTTCGCGCAGCACGGGCAGATCACCCAGCTGCAGCAGACCAGCGACAGCCGCGCGGTCGACGTGGGGAAGCTCGCGCAACAGGTGAAGAGCCTCGGCGCCACCCCCGTCGTGCAGGCACCCTCGCCAGCGGCCGCTGCGGTCGACCCGGATCAGCTGCGCGCCGCCGCGCGCTCGGCCGTCGACGACTACTGCTCGACGCGCGACCAGTGCCGCGGGCCGGACGGCATGACGCCCGACTTCGACGCGCTCACCAACGCAGTGCTCGCCCGGATCCCCATCCCCAAGGACGGGGCACCCGGAAAGGACGCACCCACCCCGGACGTGGCTGGCGCGGTCGCCGCGTACTGCGGGCAGGACAACGACCCGTGCCGCGGGCAGGCCGGCGCGAAGGGCGACACCGGCGACACCGGACCCGCGGGCGCGACTGGCGAGCCGGGCCCGGCATGCCCGGACGGCTACGAGCTGCGCGACGCGGTGATCACGGCACCAGACATGACCACCTACCAGGGCAAGGCCTGTGTGGACCCGAACTCGTCGGTGCCGCCGAGCCAGCCCGAACCCACGACCGGAGGCTGACCAATGCCCATTTTCGGCCACGACGTGAGCGACTACCAGAAGGGCATCGACGTGTCCCGGCTGGCGGCTCGCTTCATCATCGCGAAGTCCTGCCAGGGCGCCGGGAGTGAGTACGGCACGAGCAAGGCCAGCACGTACGCGACGCACAAAGCGAACGCGCGCAAGGGCGGCAAGCTGTTCGGCGCCTACGTCTACCTCGGCAACGGCATCACGCCGGCGGCCAACGCGGCGCTGCACGCCAGCGTGGAGCCGGACCGCACCATCCCCGTGATGCTCGACTGGGAGAAGGGCTCGGGGAACGTCGCGTTCCTGCGCGCGTGCGTGGACGCGTTCCAGGCGGCTGGCTACCACGTGTTCCTGACCTACGCGCCCAAGTGGTACCTCACCGGGGACGGCGGGGGCGGCTCGCTGGCCGGCCTGCCGCCGCTGTGCAGCAGCCGGTACCCCGACTACGTGACGCGCTCGGTGGCCGCCGCCTACGCCGCCCGCACGAGCTCGGCGTGGGAGGGCTACGGCGGAAACACGGTGGCCGTACTCCAGTTCACCAGCAGCGGCCGGGACGCGGCCTACCCGAACGTGAATCTCGACTGCCTCGCGTTCAACGGCACCGACGCCGAGCTGGCCGCGCTGTTCGGCGCGGCCGGAGGAAGCACCGGCGGTGGGACCCCCGCGCCGGCAGACCAGGAGGACAACCCCGTGCAGCTCGAACCCGGAAACAAGTCCACGTCAATCTCGTGCAAGGGCGCCAAGGAACTGGTGATCAGCGTCGCGTACGACTCGCTGAAGATCCACCAGTGCGTCTTTTTCGGCGCGTACGGCAAGGCAGGGGACAACAACCTGCTGAAGGAAGTGGCTCCCTCGAACGGCGTGGTCACCGACCACTACCCGTGGGTGGTCCCTGTTCCCGCGGGGGCGCTCTCGTGCTCCCTGTGGTGGGAGCTCGTCGGTCCGGACCACGGCGCGTCCGTGCAGCTGGTGTTCTGATGACCGCCCCCGAACCCCCGGCCAACCGCTGGCGGAAGCTCGCCGCGTGGGCGCGTACGGCGCCCGGTCGCTACCGCAAGGCGCTCGCGGGCCTGTGGGGCTACCTCACCGTGCCCGTGGTGGTGCTGATCGCCCACCTCGCGGGCTGGGACATGGACGCCGACACCGCGCTGCTCGTGATCGGCATCGGCTCGGCGGTGCTCGGCACCGGCGCCGTCGCCGCCGCGAAGCCCAACGACAACACCCGCCCGGCGCCCGCGGTCGACCCGCTGATCGCCGAAGACGTCAACCGCACCCCGATCACCCCGGTCCCCCCGAAGGAGTAGGCCATGGCCACCCGTCTCCCCGACCTCTCCCAGCAGGCGGCGGCCGACGCCGTCGTCGACCGCACCGACGCCGGCGGCGCCGGCTCGTTGAAGATCTACAGCGGCACCCAGCCCGCCGACGCCGACACCGCGCCGTCGGGCACGCTGCTCGTCAGCATCGCGCTCGCCGCCACCGCGTTCGGGTCGGCCAGCAGCGCGGGCACGGCGAGCCTGGCGTCGACCCCGCGCAGCGGCACAGGCGTCGCGGCGGGCACGGCGGGCTGGTACCGCGTTGTGTCCGGCGGTGGGGCGACGGTCTACGACGGCGCGGTCGGCAGCGGCGAGCTCGTGCTCGACAACACCAGCATCGCCGTCGGCCAGACCGTCAACATCAACTCGCTGACGTACACGCAGCCCGGGACCTGATCCGATGGCGGCCACCAGCGACGCCGCCACCGACCGCGTCAGCCGCACCACGGCGCCGTCGCTGGCCAGCGTTACCTTCTGCTGCTGGGCCCGCGTCAACGCCGTGCACGCGGGCAACCTGTTCCACCCGATGATCAGGGTCGAAGCCGGTGGCGGCACCGCCGCGATCTACTCCTTCCGCGGTACCAACGGACGCACCCCTACGTTGTACTCGTCGTCGAGCACCACGGGCATCTCGACCGCCGAGCAGGCGCTGTCCACGTGGGTGTTCCTCGCATTCACCATGAACAGCGGCCCCGCGCAGGTGTTCGCCGGCACCACGCCGGGGTCCCTGACGAAGACGACCGGGACCGTGAACACCGCGGGCACACCGGACACCATCACCCTGTTCAGCCGCTCGCCCAGCGACGGGTCGGAATGGCTCGAAGGCTCGATGGCCTACGTCCGGATGTGGACCGCCGTGCTCTCCGACGCTGAGCTCGCTGCCGAGTCGGCGTCGACAACCCCGGTGCGCACGTCCGGGCTGTGGGCGAACTGGCCACTCGCCGCGGCCTCCCTCGCCGACGCCTCCGGCAACAGCCGCCCGCTCACCGCGGGCAGCACCGCCCTCGCTGCGGACACCGACCCGCCGCTGTCGGGCGCCATCACCGGCAACGGCGCGGCGGTCGCACCATCCGCGCGCGCCGTGGGCGCCGGGGCGGTTGTCGTGTCCGCCAACGGTGCCGCGGCCGCCGCCTCGGCAACCGCGAGCGGAAACGGCGCCGCGCTCGTCTCGGTAACTGGAACCGCGGCCGCTCCACGGGCCACCGCCGCGGGCGCCGGCTCGGCTCTCGTTGGCGCGTCTGGGGCGGCGACCGCGCTACCGTCCACCGCGGTCGGGCTCGGCGCCGTGCTCGTCAGCGGCGCGGGCACGGCGGTCGCACCCGCTGCGGTAGCAGCCGGCACCGGCGGTCTCGTCGAGCCCATCACCGGCGACGGCACCGCGGTCGCGCCCGCCGCGCGCGCCGCGGGGCTCGGCGCCGTCGTCATCATCGGGCACGGCGCCGCGGTCGCACCGGCCGCGGTCGCGCACGGCAGCGGCGGCGGCACCATCCACGTCGCCGCCGAGCCGCGCCTGACTGTGCAGCCGAACCTCGCCACCCTCGCGATCCGAGGAAGCACGGCGACGCTGACCATCGACCAGGGGGGAACCGAATGACCAGCATGCAGATGAAACAGCACGACCTCGAGCCCGCGCTCGTGCTGATCGCCGAGGACGCGGCGGGGGAGGCGGACCTGTCGCAGGTGGTGTCCTGGCGAATCCTCGGCAAGCTCGCCGGCGAGCTCGTCGTCGACGGGCCACCGGACTCCGCCGTGGTCGACCCGACCAACCCGTCGCGCGTCACGCTCACCCGGGCGTGGGAGACGGGGGAGACGTCCGCGCTCGGCGAGATGCGGATCGAGGCCGAGGCCATGTGGCCCGGCGCTCGGCCCCAGACATTCCCGCCCGCGTCCTACGAGATCGTCAGGTTCTACGCCGACCTCGGCTGACGAACGCCCCACCTGCACAACGAGGGCCCCCGCGCTACGGCGCGGGGGCCTCTTTTCGTGCCTGAGGGGAACTCTGAGGGCTATCCCACGATCCGGCGGTAGAGGGCGATGAGCGTGACAACGACGAACGCGGCCGCGGCGGTGGTGGCCACCATGTCGAACACGACCCACAAGATGGTGCCGGCGCCGTCGCCCTGCCCGTCGCGGTACCAGCTGGCGTGGAACGCCCAGTACGTGAGCGCGGCGGCCAGGGTGATCACCAGGCGGAGCACGATGACGAACATCGGGGCCGACTGCCGGCTGCGGTTGATCGTCTCGGACATCGAATCTCCTGGGTGAGTTGGGCTCTGCCTTGGTGACTCGCGTTGATCAAGCAACCCGTTACAAGCACCACGCCCCGACATCGGGGAGTCGGGGCGTCGGCAGGAGGCTGCGCTCAGTCGCGTACGCAGGTCTGGAGGCCGAGTGATCGCCAGCCAGGCGGGCAGTCCGGCACGTGGTAGTGGATGCAGCAGTAGATGATGAACCCCACGAGCAGCCCCAGTGACGGGATGCCCCAGCGCAGCCACCAGCGCCAGAGGCACGGGCGCTCGCCGCAGTGCGGCATCTCGCCTTCCCACGCCGTGGTGCCGTGAGTGCACGTGGGCGTGAACCAGCCGGTTTTCTCGGTGGGCGCGTAGAGGTGTGCCCGACGTTCCTCGGGCGTCTCCTTCGTGCTTCGGTGGGTGGTCGCCACTACTGCCCGCAGTGGCATTCTCCGCAGATGACGCAGAACTGCGCCCTCTTGGCGTGCTGGCAGGGGTGGTCGAAGCCGAGCACACGGCGGACCAGGTTGCGCAGGCGCTGAGTCACGATGGGAATCCTATCTGTGATTTCACGGTTGGGGACACCACGCCCCGACAACGATCATCGGGGCGTGGGCCCTGTACCCGCCCCAGTGCTTCACGGGTACAGCTTTGGGAACCCGGCCGGCGCGGTGACGGGGGAACCAACCGCACCGGCCGGGTATGAGGGGCCGGCGGCGCGGATTGGGGGTTCCGCCGGTCCCTGCTGGAACCCGGGCCGCGCGCCGGTGTCGGGGCACGGCGCGCGGCCCGGGAAATCAGGGGGTGTCGTCGGTCTCGTCGGGTTCCACGGCGGTGTCGACCGTGACACCGTCTGCGGTCTCGCTGACCTCGGTGCCGTCGTGGCGGATCCACACGCTCATCGGCGCGCTTCCCGGAAGCAGGTGCGGCAGTCGCGCGACGTGTCGCGGTCGGGGCCGAGCTCCTGGGACAGCTCGGAGCGGAACGCCCACCGGTTGGGGATGACGAAGCTGCTCAGCGTGCAGTTCGGGCTGAGCGTGTGCCGCGCGAGGTCGTCGATGTGCGACCGCAGGTACCGGTGGTTGCGGGTGTCGCCGGCCCAGAAGTGGATCGCGAATTCGTCCGGCCAGACGACGGCATGGCGGGGCTGGGCCATGGTGGTCATGCCTGCTCTCCTCGCTGCGCGCGGCGGATGAGGTCGAGCTGGGCTTGCTGCAGGTTCACGGTCACGGCCGCGGCAGTCTCGAAGGAATCGGGGTCGGCGATGACTGCGCTGGGCCCGTCGTCGACGCTGAGGGCGACGACTTCGACGCCGCGCTCGTCGGTGGTGATTCCGGTGGTGACGTCGATCGCGCGGCCGGTGGTGTCCACCGTCCGGACGGTGCGTTCGTTGCGCCATCCTCGTGTCATCTGCTTGCCCCCGAGCGTTAGGGTGATCTTGCGTTGCCAGGGTGTTGCCAGGTGTTGCCGTGACGTGAGCAATAGTGTCAACGCTGGCAACGCGGACGCGCAATGGCCTATTTGGGTGATGTCAATTTGCGGCCCCGCGTGCCCTATGCTGTGTTGCATGGCTGACAACACGGCGACC